CGAGTCCAATAGGGGCCTCGTAGTCGTTGCCCTCGATCTGTGACTTGTAGGCCACAGCCTTCGCGAACTTGTACGGCAAAGCGTAGAAGTTGACGAAGTCCTCGTTGAGCATGATGAACGCTCCCGAGGTGCACTTCTCGTCCGCAAGGATCGGCTTGCCGTTGTACGACAGAGCTGTGAAGCCCGTGCCGCCCGACAGACCCTTCATGGTCGAGGCATCCTTGGTGATGCGCTCCTGCGGTCGGAGGAGCTGTCCGTAGAGACTGAACACGGTCTCCGTGGTGTAGATCGCGGTCGGCTTCTGAGCACCAGAGGTGACTGCGTTCCACAAGGTGTCGACCTTCGCGAGCGTGAGAGTTCCGCTTGAAGCGGTCACGGTCGACTTGAGGGTCGTGTAGGTCGCACGGGCGAGACCGCCGAGCGTCGAGACAGACGTGCCGTCGTCGACGAGCGCTGCGAGCCCGAGCGGGTCCTTTGAAGAGTTGCCCGTGCCGTCCGCATAGAATATGGCGCCGAGGTCGTCGGCCATGTCCTCAGTATCTGACTGGATGGTCAGCTTCATGAGGTCAAGAATCTTGTCGTCGGTGTCCGCCACCGAGAGCTCGTCGCCTGGGAGGGCGCACGTGATCTGGTAGAAGGACGGGGTGAACTCCATAAACTGGCGGTTGTCGGTCGCCGCCGTCGAGAACGTGTCGAAGCCACTGAACGATGTGCCGGTAGTGTTCTTCGCGTACTTGATCGGGACGCGTAGAGTGCGGCCGCTCCACTTCTTGGAGCCGCGCACAATGCGCTGGAACAGGACGTTGGAGTTGAGGATCGTGTCGACGACATACGGGAGGTACTTCGTCTGGACGGTCGTCTGCACTCGCTGTCCATATAATTCGGTCATGGTGAATAAATGCTAGGCGAATAAGGTGCCTACCATGGCCGATATTTCTTGAAGTCGGCGGAGGTCATGTAGGACTTTGGCTTGGGGTCTCCACCGCCCGTTCCGCCCGATGTTGAGGCCGCGGCCACCTGTTTCTTGTCGGTGGTGTCTGGCTTCTTGGCGGGCGCGGCCTGCATCCCGTTGAGGATGCGCATGCCCGCGCGGTAGTTCCATCGCCCTTCGGTGTCTATGAGCTTGTTATCGAGCACGACCTTCCAGAGCTTCTCCGCATCTATCTTCGCTCCCGACGGGTTGAGGTCCTTGTCGGCCTCTATCGCCGCTAGCTCCGATCGCAGGAAGGCGGTGGCCTCCTCCACGGCCTTTCCCTCCTTCTCCTGCTCTTTCTTGATCCTATCGACGGCACGCTTCTCAGCTTCGTCGCCGATGGCCTTGAGTTCCGCATCGTGGTCCGCCTTGTAGGCGTCCCATTGCTCCTGTGTGCCCCCGAACCACGCTGGTATCTTGGTCTGCGTCGCGTTGTCCGCCCGATTGTCCCCGATCTCCGTGCGAATGGCGTCGATGGCCTTGGTCAGCTCGTCCGTGTGGCGCTTCTCCTGGTCGTTGAAACGCGTGTTCCACTCGTCCTCTCGTTGCTTCCACCTCGGATGCTCATGAAACGGGATGTCCTTATTATCGCCAGGAGTATTATTGTCCCCCTCCTCCGAATGGGTCTCTCCGTTTTGGTTGTCGTCTCCCGAGTGCGAGTCGGCGCCTGTTTCCTCGGCGGTGGTTTCGGTCGGGAAGGCGATGTCGCCCTCTCGCTGAAATCCTGCTGCAGTTTCTTCAGTCATGATTGTATCATTAGGTTACGAATCCCTGCGCACGTCCACGGGATACGATGTGGATAACTCTGCTGGTAAAATGTCTTCGTCCGTGGTTCGCCTTCTCGGTGGGAGTACCGCTCCGCCCTACTCCTTCTCGTCGCCCTTCTCCATGCCGATCTCGTGCATCTCTATCTCGATGCTGTTGTCGAAGCGGCTCTGCGACAGCGCGACTATCTTGCCCATCACCTCGACGGTGCACGTGTCGCCCATCTTGCAGTCCTTCGCCTCGGGCAGGTGCTCGAGCTGGAAGCGCACGGTCGGGAACGACGGCTTTGACTCGCCCGCCTTGAGCCCGACGGGTCCGTCCGTCATGTACTTGTCTGTCTTCGGCTTTATCTTGTGTGTTTCCATTTTGATAACTTCGGCTTGGCTGGTAATTTCTTCACCTTCTCGGGAAGGGCGGAGATGCTGGCAGTCTTGGCCGCGAACTCCTTGGCTATCTTCGAATGCTTGGCGAATAAGAAACGCACCTGGGATTTACTTGTGAACGGCATATTTTGATTCATTATTCTCGCATCTCTTTATCCAGTTGCAGTTTGCGCATAAAACTTGAAAACCATCCGCGCCATGCTTTCGTATATGTGCTAGAAGTTTCCTCGTCCCACACACCCCGCTTTTCCTCATCGCACTTCCTTCCCCCTTCACGTGATCTATTATCCCACACTTCTTGCATTTATCGCCGAGAATCCCCAGCAGTATACTTTTTGCTCGAGCTGTCGGCCTGTTCTCATAGACACGAAGCTTTTCTGGGTTCTTGTTCCTCCACTCCTTTTTTTTCTCTTTTGAGTTGTACCCCATGGCTATGGTCCAGGCTCGCCCGCTCCTGGGAGGTTCGACGGCGCCTCCGTTTTCTTGTTCGCCCCCGCGTGCGCCGCTATGCCCTCCGCGTCGAGGACGATGCCCGCCTGCTCGGCAAGCTGGACCTGCCCGACTGGCGGCAGGTCTTTGTAGCTGATGCTCGTAGAGGGCGGCTTCTTCTCGGCGGCCGCTCCTGCCTGCGCAGCCTGCTGGCGCTGCTGCATAACCTGTTGGACACGCTCGTCGTTCGCGAACAGGAGCTCTGGCGCGTTGGTCTCGAGCCACATGTTCGCCGCGAGTTGTTCTGGGTTCGGGTAATCGAGCCGCTTGTAGAGGTCGATGAGCGACATCTTACCCGCCGTGGAGAGTTCTATGGCCTGGTTCGCTATGCTTGCGCTGTCCTTCGGTAGGAGCGACCCTTCCTTCACACTGATATTGAGGCGCGGAGGAACGACGCCCTGGGCGAACTGTTCCTGGAAGCGGTCATCGTAGACGTAGAGGAGCTGGACGATCCAGTTATAGACGTCATCCGCCATCTGCTCGAGGTACTCGCTGATACCTCCGCCAATGCGGTCGGTGTCGAGTCCTCGGCTGATTATCTTCCCGCGCACGGTCGTCTCGCTCTCGATGCCCGCTGGGCTCGAGCCGCGCGTGCCCCAGATGTCGCGGACGCGCTGTCGCGTGTCGACGAGCTGGTTGTAGACGTACGCTGGTATCTCGCTGTTGGCTGGCTTGTAGACCGCCTCCTGCGGGGCTCCCGACGGTATGGTGACGACGCCGCCCTTGCGGAGCGCCTCGGCGACTCGGCTCGCCTGGTCCTTCGTGAGCCCAGACCGCTCGAGCGACACCACCATCCCGTTGTTGGCGTTGTCCGCGTTCTTGTCTATCTGCCTGTTGCGCTTGTTTATGAGGTCCTGGTTTGCCAGGTTCTGCCCCATGAGGGAGGTCACATCCACTGGTTGCTTGCCGAGGTTGAATATGGAAAGTAGCACGTACGGCATGCGGCGGCTCTTGAAATGGTTGACGCCCTTCCTGGGCTCCTGCGGAGCTGGTGCATCCGCCTGGGGCAGTGTAGGGGCGACTGGAGCTCCCTGGGGCAGCCCTGGCGCCTCCATGGGCTGTTCGACACCCACGCCTTGCTCGCTCTCGCCCGTGACGGCGCTCGTCACCTCCTCGTCGTAGTTCCAATGCGGGTTCTTGCGCTTGAGGAGGACGCGCGATCCGCACTTCCAGAACATACTGTCGGCAGTCCACCATTCCACGAAGCCGATCATGGTCGCTATGTCGCCCTTCGCGAGCTCGTTCGTGATGTACTCGACGTTGTCCTTCTGCTTCTCGTCCTTCTCGATGAGTGCGACAATCTTCCACGCTGGGAGCCTTCGGTGCTCGCCCAGTCGGTCGCCCGTGTAGCCGTCCTCGTCCGTGGCCGCCTCTGGGTCGAGGATGAGGCGCACGGGGCGCACCACCTTGACTGCTGGCCTGTCGTTGTCGAGGTCCCAGCCGAGCTTGATAGCTCCTAGGAGCCGCACACTCTGGTGCCGCGCGGCACCCTTGAGCTTCAGCCTGAGCTTCACCTCATCGGCTATCTCGCCAAGCTCCGCCTGAATCGCGTGCGCGAAGTCCTGCTTGGCCTGGTCTGCCTCCTCACCGACGGCAAGCGACACCATCGGCTCTGGGTTGCGCCTCGTGACCTGCGGAAGGTACGTCTCGAGCCCCTCGAAGATGGCGTTGTCGACCATCGCGCGGCTCTTGTCCGCACTCGGCCTGTTGAAGTGTTCCCCCTTCCAATACTTCTCGTTCTCCTCGCCCGCCTGCTCCCACTTCTGCTTGACATCGCTCTCGTTCCACGTGCGTTCCCACGTGTCGGCGAGCTTCACCAGATCTTCGTCCGATTTGTCTAGCTCAAGCTCGGGAAGCCGAATCCCTATTACGCCCTCCGCGTTCTCCCGTCCCTCGTCTCCGCGTCGCTTGTTGACGTTCGCTCCGAGCGAATAAAATGCATCAAGCAGATAGGAGCGCACACTCATAAAGTGGGAGTG